CGATGTATTGTATATGGATTTGCAATACGTTCTATCTCTCTTGTTTCAGTATCAAAGACATGAAACCCTTTTGGACATTTATAATCAGACCATACCATCTCATAAGGTGCACCAAGATAGTAGATATGACCATCATCAGATTTTTTATGAAAGTGACCGGTGAATACTTTTTCGAATCTTTTTAAATATTTTTTATCTAACCCATGGGTATTGGTAATACCATTTAACATTTCAAAACCAGCAATCTCTAAATGACCACAGACAAGATCAGCAGTTTCTTGTTCTAACATTGTTTTTGTTTGTTTTGCATTATCTGGACATATCCAAGGTAACATAAGAAAACGAATATCATCAATCGTTATAACTTCTGGGTTTGAATATGTGGTGACTTTATCATAAGTAGAAAATAATTCTACTGGTGCATTTACTTCATTTGTGTTTTTATAATAAGTATCGTGATTACCAATAATTAAATGCATGTGAACATTTAACTCACTTAAACGATTAACAAACTTATTTCTGAAATCATTTAATGTTTTAAAGTTGACGAACTTACGTCTATCAACAATATCACCTAAATGTATAAGTGTGTCAATTTTATTCTTCTCTAAGTAAGGAAAGAATATATCTTGTAAAAATTTATATTGATACTCAGCAAACGCAGGGCTGTCAGACCTAACTCCGAAGTGAGTATCACCAATTATAGCAATTTTCATTTAGTCCATAAACAATTCAAGTTTTTTAATTGTTTTCTTTTTAATCTTTTTTTCTTTCTTTGGTTTTTCTTCTACTGTATTTTTTTGCATATAATCAACATAGGTGTTTGTATAATTACCGTTATCACCTTCGATTGTTTCATATTGATGTATATCAACACGATTTAATAATTTTTGTTTAATTTCTGCTTGTTTCTTTTCTTTCTGTATTCTTCGAATAAATGCATAGTAAATTATTTGTGTAAAGTAAGCAAAAGGATTATTTGATTTATCTGGATTGAAGTTTGACACATATTGTAAACAGTTCTCAATACCATCTGAGATCATATCATCTTTAAATGTATAATTAATAAAATTTGGTCTGTATGATAAATGATTTGCAATTTTAAGAAAACATTCGCCTATATAATTTGTGATTGGTGGTCTACGTCTACCACGCTTTTCTGCCTTAGCACACATGTCTTTATACTTGATCATTTCTGCTAAGAACTCTTTATTATTGACGTAATGTTCTTTTGTTTTCTGCGATTTCATAATATGGTTATTATATCATAATATAGTAAAAAAGTCAATATTAATTTATTTTAATTTTATGCTTGACTTTTATCTTTTTTCCGTTTATAATAGGGTATGTCCCTGCTTCAGAGAGTATATTCTTAGCTAGTGCTTAGTAATCTTACCAGCTAGTATATCATATAACTCTTTCTTTGTCAACTTCACATCACCCTTTGTAAACTTATCTTCTAATAATCTAGCATTCTTGTCAGCAACTCTTTGTTTTTCAATTAAATTTTTCTGTTTATCATATTTCTTTTTAGAAGAGGCATAATATTCTATTAAACCTTGATCAGGTTTTGTAATAGTCATTATTCTATTTTTTGCAATAGAAAAAGTTTTATCAGCTGTATGATGAATCCAATCTGTTAGACAAATAGTTTCATCGACTGCTCCATGCTCATTTATATTTGAATGAAGTTTGAGTTCAAGTGGTTCAATTAATCGAACAAATTCAGATCCCTCTTCATAACTAAAATAACAAACAACTTGTTCGCCATTTGACAACTTGACTATTTTTAAATCTTCTTGTGTCATACTATTATTTATTTAAGATTAATATTGTGGATTTCGTAATCGAACTGTTCTTCGTTATATATTTCAATGCGTTCTGCGAAGTGATTTAATGTAAAATTTTTATAACTACCTATTGCCATATCATCAGCAATATCAAATAAAGTAGCGTCTGTTTTAGATTCAGACTGTCTTAGACTTCTACCTATAGATTGTAAATTTCTTATTCTAGATTTAGTTGGACTAGAAAAAATAACATTGTGTAGATTACGAATATTAATTCCAGTGCTAAAAGTTCCGTAAGAGGCTACGATGATTGAATCTTTTTCGTTTTCGACAATCGATCTAATATTTTCTCTATCTACAGTTTCAGTGCCACCATAAACAAAAAAAACTTTACGGCCTTCAGCAGCTTTCGTTTTAATATTTTCATATAATGGAATGCCGTGTTTTTCTACATATTGAAAAAGAACAAGAGTATTGCCAGAACACCCAAGAGCGAGCTTACGAATAACATTATTTCGTACTTGGTGTCCTGTGAGATAGTCCATTTCTTCTTTATATGTGGCATTTCGTATTTGTCTTCTATTTGTTTCATTGTGTTTTAGTACCAAACATTTAATCGTTAATTTACTTAACTGATTTTTATCAATTAGTTTCTTTGTCGAAGTTGCACGATAAACTGGACCGAACAAACCTTCTAATACTAATTTGTGTGTTTTTGTACCGTCTAAAGTACCAGTGGTACCAATACGATATTTGGCATTATTTAAAGAAGTCATTATACCAGTTAACGACTTTGCTTTAAAATTATGTGCCTCGTCTCCGATTACACAGTCAAATTGTTTAAAATAGTTTTTATCGAGGGTTGCTAAAGATTGCCAAGTAGATATCACTACATCTTTGACAATATCTTTATCATAACCATGATATATTCTATGGCAATATTTATCCGTGTCCCACCCATAATCTGCAAAGTCGGAATACATTTGTTCAACCAAGCTTGTGGTCGGCACAATGATCAATGTCTTTCGATCTGCCATTTGATGAAATCGAATTATCGAATATATGATAAGTGATTTACCAGATGCAGTAGGCGATAATAATAATAGTTTGTGTCGTTTGAGTGATTGATAGATTGCCTCTATTTGATAATCTCTAACTTCTATATCTTTACCTTGTGATTTTGGTTTGAGTGATTTACAAAAACCCTCAACATCTTTGATATCTATTTTAGTAGAAGAATAAACGTCTGGTGCTTGAACAACTTCTAAATCGTTTTGTTTCGCAAACTCTCGAACATATGCCAATAAACCTGAATATAATTTACCATTACGTTTATCATACAAACGAATCTTACCATCCCATACACGATTACGAAATGCTGGAGAAAAACGAGCCCCAGGCACCTCAAAGGTAAAAAACTCTGAGAGTTCTGCAGCTACATGAGGTTCACATCTTACTTTGATGTAAACTTCATCAACTTTTTCTATATTGATCCTTGAGTGAATTTCTTCCATTCGATTGCGTTCTTTATGTTAAATGTTCGATTATTAATGTTTCTGATAACACCTTCAAGATAATTGATGACTGTTCGAAGGTATACTATTTTTTGTGATAGTTTAATTAAATCAACATCTGATTTAATATACTTATCGACATCTTGTTTTAAGACTTTGATATCAAATGGTTTTTCTTTATACACAGATTCATCTGCTTTACCAGTATAATATTCCCATTTATCTTTTGCAAGAACATCGTAATCGTCTTCCGCTCTCTTTAGAAGTAGTGAAAATTTAGAAAGATATTTAAGATATTTGTTATGAATGATAGGTGTACGAACTGATTCCATGTCCAGTTCTGTATCATCTATTTTTAAATCTTTGGAGGCTTCTTCTTGTAGTTTTTCTAAATCCATACTATATTATATCACAAAAATATACTTTTGTCAAGTTTTAAATAGTAGCAAATTCGTAATACTTATAACCAAAAGTTACATCTGCTACTAGATATGCAACTTCGGTATCTTGTGTTGTCAACGAAACACTACCCAATGATTTAGGATATACATCTCTAAAACGTAATTCTAATTGTGGGTTATTCTTCGAAGACAGTATTGTCAATGTGGCATCAGAATATATTCCAGCATCAGGTGTTGCAGGTTTTGTTTTACCTGGTTCTGTTTGTATACCACGACTGACTGATCCTGGCATACGATCTGAACCCTCTGCCAAAAAATTTTGAAACTGTGTGTGATTTTCTGGAAATGATAAACCTTTTAACCAATCAAAAACTTCTCGATAGTTTCTATATTCTTCATCGATTAAAAATGATACTGACAAATCTTCATATGACAAATCAGAACCTGCAATTGAAATCTGAGATAATGCTGTAGGTTGAATAAGACCATCTACTGATACCCCAGGTATATTAATTGTTTGTGTAAAAAACTGAACTTCTGGTAGTTTTTGTATGATGAACCTAAACTGAGTAGGTGATGCAAAATCTAATTCTCTACTTGTTGGTTGTCTTAAT